GTAAAAAATTTAATATAATAAAAGTATTTTAATTTTATTTAATTTAATTAAAATTAAAACTAAAATATTAAAAGGAGGGATTATAAGGAAATCTTAGTTCCCTTAGTTGATGCCAAAATTTTCACTTAATATAGATGTTTTATTAGGTTTTTTCTTATTATTTTTACCTCTAATTTGATATGTCGATGTATTTGATGGAATAATTTTATTATTTAAAATGTAATCCTCTGTATTTTCGTGTATTTCTGGATATACTTTAGTTAATGGTTTATCGATTACTAAATATAATGTTCCTGTTCTCAATAAATTGCGATATTCTTTTATTGACAAATTTCCAATAAATTTATCTAATAAATATCTCGGATCTGACGCTTCTTTAATAGATTTCTTGTAATCATATATTTTAGAATAAACATCATGTAATAATTGATATCTTTCAGTCTTAGTTGAACGATCTATTTGCTGATTATTTAAATATGCTACAGCACATTCAGGACAGCAAAAACATCCATAAACATAATATGTTCCTCCAATAAAGTATTTTGGAATGTGAATAGGTGGAGTATCAAACTCACATGTATCCCAAAAACATGCTGATTTTTTAGAAATATTATCTACATGTAAATTGTGTTCTAATTGTTTTAATTTTTTCCATATTTCTTTCATATTATCTTTATTTCCAAAATCAGTATCATCGTCATCCCCATCGAAAACATCATTATTATTATTTGATTGATTTGATGATGAAGCAAATTTGGATTCATCAAATTTTTGATAATTATACATTAATTCATTATAAATATGTGTATTATATGCGTCTAATGCTTCATTTTCTCCATTTTTAATCTCTTCTAAGTCTCCCATACTACATTTCAAATGAAGAATTACATTTTGTTTTTCGTCTATTTGTTCATCATTAGTAGAAGTTTGTTGAATAATTTTTCCTCCCTTTGGTTTTCTTCCTCTTTTTTTAAATACTTTCGGTTCAATTATCACTTCATCGTTGTCTATTTTTTTATTTTCTTCAAGTTGTTCATTTTCTTCTAGTTGTTCATTTTCATCCAGCTGTTCATTATCATCTAGTTGTTCATTTTTCATTAGTTTTTTATTCTCAAATATATCTGATGTATCAAATTCATTAATTATTTTTTCACTTTTATTTGAAGTATTATCACTAACATTATTTTTTATTTTTTTTGATGGTTTGTTCAATTTAATATTTTGGTGTTCAACATCTATTAAATTCAATGATTCCATCAATTCTTTTTTAGATTTTCTTCCTCTCTTTAATTTTACAACATTTGGTTGTTGTTGACTAATTTCTTCTTCAGCTACAATCATTTATTTTATTATTTAAATTGTTTTTAAATATATTTTTATTTATTTTTTTCATTTAAACAATATCATTTTTATTTTTTCAATATAAAAATAAAACAATATCTATTTAACTAATTATAATGAGTAGTATTCCGTGGATTGAAGCATATCGCCCAAATAATTTTGATAATGTTGTATTAGATTTATATAACAAACAACTTCTTCAAAATATTATATCAAGTAAACATTTTCCAAATTTATTATTTTATGGTCCTCCAGGAACTGGAAAAACAACAACAATTATAAATTTAATAGATAGATATCAAGAAATTCATTACGTGAAAAATAAAGAATTGATGATTCATTTAAATGCCTCTGATGAAAGAGGAATTGAAGTTATACGTAATCAAATTTATCAGTTCGTAAATTCAAAAAATTTATTCACAAAGGGATTAAAATTTGTTATATTAGATGAAGTAGATTATATGACTAAAACAGCACAACAAGCATTGAGATATCTTTTACAAAATTATACTAGCAATGTTCGTTTTTGTTTAATTTGTAATTACATTAGTAGAATAGATGAAGGATTACAACATGAATTTGTAAAATTGAGATTTAATCAATTGCCTAAGGAAGAAATATTTTTCTTTTTAAAAAATATTTCAGAAAAAGAAAAATTAAATTTTACAGATGATACTTTAAATGAGATACAAAATTTATATAAATCAGACATTAGAAGTATGATAAATTTTATGCAGTCAAATCAAGATAATATTAATAATATAAAAGTTATTAATAGCACTACATGGATAGATTTGTATAATAAAATTATTTGTAAAACATCAATATATGAATTGAATGAATTTATTCAAGAAATTAGTATATCATACAACATTGATAAAAAAAATATAATGAATAACTTTTTCCTTTTTTTGATAAGAAATAACGATGATATATTAAATCCAAACTTTCTAAATTTTTTAGAAAATGTAATTCACACAGAAGAATGTAAGTCAAAATATTATGTAAATTATTCACTCACTCGACTTTTAAAATTATTATAATATTCCATTCGCATATTCAATTTCATTATGAATTCATTTGGTGGAGAAAATTTACTAGGATCGAAACAATTAGTTTTTAACTCAAAATCGTTAAAATATTTATTTACATTTTGTACGTCATTTTCCATAATTTTATTTATTTTTATTGGTTTAGTTTTTTCAATTGTAGCCATATGATTCTATAATAGAAAATAAAAAATAAAAAATGAAAATATATTTTAAAATTAATTTAAAGATATTTACTAAATAGTATTTAAAGAACGTTAAATGTCTTTATCAGAAAATAACTTAAACAACGAATGGGAAGCATTTATGATTTCTGCTAATGAGTCAGATGATGATAACGATGCTAAATCCAATTCTAAAAATGAATTTGATGGTTCAAATATTGAAACGTATATCAACACGCAACATATTCATTTGTATGAAAATATGACACCACCAAATCCAACCCCTATATACATTTCTACAAAATCTAAAATATCTTATTTAAATATTCCAATAAATTTAGATATATTTTGGAGTATTCCTATCACATCATATTCAGTAGCATCAGAAGGATGTATTAAAAAACAATCAAAAATAACTTCAGCTACAAAAGAAGAATTAGATGAAGTTCAAAATAAATTATCAAGAGAAATTTATGTTGAACAACACATTGTATGTCATGTTGACAATCCAACTGGTAGAATTAAATTTAAAGATACAAGAAAAGTTTCTGTTGGAATTTCTAAAAAAGATTTAACAAATAAAATTAAATCCAAACAAGCATTTTATAATTGTTTAGCATTAATTATGAGATTTAATATAGATGGATTATTTCGTGAATTTCATATTAAATTATTTAACACTGGAAAAATAGAAATTCCTGGAATTAAAACTGATTCTATGTATCTATATGTCTTAAATAAATTTATAGAGTTTATTCAACAATTTCATCCAGAAACTCCTATTTATTGTAAATCTAATAATGACATAGTTTTAATTAATTCTAACTTTAATTGTGGGTTTTACATTAATCGAGAAAATCTTATTCAAATTCTTAAATATAAATATAATATTCAACCAATTTATGACCCTTGTAATTATCCAGGTGTTAAAGCTCCATTTTATTATAATCCAGAATTAAATATACAAACTGGAGTTCTAACAAAACAAGAAGATAAAGATAAATATAAAAATGTTGTTAAAATTCATTGTTCTATTTTTAGAACGGGAAGTGTTCTCATTCTTGGAACTTGTGATGAAAATGTATTAAATCAAGTTTATGAATTTATAACAAATTTACTTAAAACAGAATTTAAATATATATGTAGTAATTTAATTGATGATCTGAATCGACCTAAGAGTAATAAAGATAAGAAAAGAAAATCTCAGAAAAAATTTGTAGTGATTGAAGATGAAGAAGAATTTGAATTAGTTGAAGATATTGACGTTGAATTTTAATTTTAATTATTTTTATTTTTATTTAAAAACATAAAATACGTTTCAAATAAAAAAATAAAATGTGTCAATAGTTTACAATTAGATGAATCTTGAATTAAAAAAGTTTGATATGCGTTCAATTACTTTTAGAGCAAATGAGAGTAAAGGTCCTGTGATTGTTTTAATCGGTCGTCGTGATACTGGTAAATCTTATTTAGTTCGTGACTTATTATATTATCATCAGGATATTCCTATTGGAACTGTCATATCAGGAACTGAAGAGGGCAATGGATTTTATGGAAAATTGGTGCCTAAATTGTTTATTCATAATGAATATAATACTGCTATTATTGAAAATATTTTAAAGAGACAAAAGCAAGTTTTGAAGCAAATTAATAAAGAAATGCAACAATTTAATAGGTCAACCATTGACCCACGCACGTTCGTCATTTTGGATGATTGCTTGTATGATAGTTCCTGGTCTCGTGATAAACTCATGCGTTGCCTTTTTATGAATGGTCGCCATTGGAAAGTGATGTTAGTGATAACAATGCAATTCGCTTTAGGTGTGCCTCCCGCACTGAGAACCAACATAGATTATGTTTTTATTTTAAGAGATCCTTACCTAAGTAATAGAAAACGAATTTACGAAAATTATGCCGGTATGTTTCCAACATTCGAGGCATTTTGTCAGATAATGGATCAATGTACTGAGAATTATGAGTGCTTAGTAATAAATAATAACACTAAATCCAACAAATTACAAGACCAAATTTTTTGGTACAAGGCAGATGGCCACGGAGATTTTCGTCTTGGTTCTCGTGAATTCTGGGAATTATCTAAACAACTAAATGATGACGAAGAAGAAGACCAATATGACCCAAATAGCGTCAGAAAAAAAAGTTCGGGTCCTCGTATTGCTGTAAAAAAGAGTAAATGGTAGACTTCCATTTTTAAAAGTACAAGTATTAGTGAATATTTATAAAAAGCATTTTACATATTAGTATAGAGATTTTAAAATATATGTTTTGATTCTCCCAAAAGAGGAGCAAAATATAATTACATCTAATTTTTTAAATCTTGCTCATCTTTTGGGATTAGCAAGTTTCATTTTAAAACCAAGATATAAAATCTTGCTTTTGTTTTAAATAGCAAAAATAATAATATATAAAAGTATATAAAGATTAATTTATATTTAATATCATAGAAATAAATGGACGTGATTACTTTGATTGAAAATAATCCAATAACAACTTTATCACAAACATATAATGTTAAATTATTAGAAAAAATGAAATCACATTTTTCCACTTTTGAACAACATTTATTTTTATCAAGTTTTTATTGCTACTTAAATTATCATCTAACAAATGATTTTGTAATTGATTTTGATGAAGTTTGGCATTGGTTAGGATTTGCACAAAAATCTAATGCAAAAAGATTGCTTTTAAAAAAATTTATTTTGGATAAAGATTACAAAATAAATAAAAATATGAATACTGAAAATCATGGAGGAAATAATCGTGAAATTATTTTAATGAATATAGATACATTTAAAAAATTTTGTTTGAAAGCTGGAACTGAAAAAGCTGATGAAATTCATGATTATTATATTAAAATGGAACAATTAATTCAAGATACAATTAATGAAGAATCAATTGAATTAAGAGTAAAATTATCTAATTTTTCGCAAACTTCAGAATATGAAAAAAGAAAGGCTATTGAATCAACATTAATTAATCAATTTCCTGTTAATACAGAATGTGTATATTTGGGAACAATTGGCAATACAAATGAAAAAGGTGAAAAATTAATTAAATTTGGTCACACTAATAATTTGGCAGTTCGAGTGGCAGACCATAGAGATAAATATGACAATTTTATATTATTAGAAGCTTACAAAGTTCGAAATAAAGTTGAAATTGAAAATTTGATTAAAACCCATCCAAAAATTAAAAATCAAATAAGAAACATCATTGTTAATGGTATGACAAAAAAAGAAATTATTGCTTATGATGAGAATAATTTTACAATTAATGATTTAAAAAAATTTGTAAAAGACATTATAAATTCTAGAACATATAATATTGAAAAATTCAATCAATTGTTGGAAGATAACGATAAATTGTTAGAAGAAAAAGAACAATTAATAATAATAAATCGAGAATTAAATTTAAAATTAAAACATTATGAAGACATTATTACAAGACAAACTATTCAAATTCAAGATATGCAACAAGAAATTGACTTGAAAGATAAGTTATTAAAAGATGAAACCAGCGGAATGGAAACTAAAATAAATAATGATGATATAAAAGAATTAGTTATTTATCAAAATCCACTTATTCCAAATGACGAAAATACTAAAAAATTTGATGAATTTATAGATACTATGTGTATAGTTCATCCTGAAGTTGAAGAAGCTTCTACTAACATGGAAGGTGCTTTTAGAATTTGGAATAAAATAAAACCAAAAAAAGAAACATTTCATTTGCTAAAAACATATTTAGATACTAGATTTAAACCTTCAAGAATTTCAAATCAAAATAAAAATCAAATTGTTCATGGATATATAGGAGTAAGATTGAAACATGTAACATATTCGAAAAAATATATTAATAATGATGTAGAAACATTTTTATTTGAAGTTTGTAAATTTACACCAAGTGCAAAAATATTAAATTCAACTCTACTTTCTGAATATCAAAGATGGAAACAACAACTTGGAAAAGAAATATGTTCTGATGATATGATTAAAATAAAAGAATATCTCAATAATTGCGAATATGCTTTAAAAGCAACAGTTCATGTAGATCAAAATTCAAATGAAGGATATTATGGAATTCAATTGAAAATTGATGAATATAAACATAAATATACATCTAGTACTGGAAAAAAAGTAGAAAAAGTTGACAATAAAACTGAAATTGTTCTAAGAACATGGGAAACCATTGCAAAGGCTGGTGAGGATGAACATATGTCCGCTTCAAAAATGTCAAGAAGTATTAAAAATAAAATAATATTTAATAATGATTATTATTATCGGTGTTCAAATTGAAATAAAATAAATTATATTTTTATAATTTATTTTATTAAAAAAATATATTTTTAGTTTTAGTTTTAATTTTAATTATAATTATATAATATAAATATGATTAAAACATATGGAGGAATTAGAGGTTCACTTACAGATTTAGATTTTAAATATATTCAAGATCCAACTAGAATTATGTGGTCAAAAAGTGTTATGCCAAATGTAGCAAAAATAGTAAATTTAATATCAACTATCCCATATAATAGTTTTAGATATGATGATGATATTTATTTCAAAATTGTAAAAACTATACAACAAATGGATGAAGATGATGATGATGAGACAAGGTTGAGTGAACTTCACAAAAACAAAAAACCTACAGAAGAAAAAACTGTAGTAGGTTATTCAAAAATTAATATGGCTCAAACTCTTCAAAGAGAAATGACTAAAGCTGAATTAATGATAAATGAATTAATCAAAACTAAACTAAATGAAGAAAAACGACAAAATAAAAATGAAATAAGTAGATTACTTGCTCGCAATAATTTACTTACACCTGAACAAATGATAAAAAAATATAAAGAAAATATTATTTCATATAATTTTTTTGGAGGAATAGTATATGAATTATTGAATGATTGTTATCCAAATGTAAATTTACATAAATATGCTGATCCTACAAGCGATATTGACGTTTTAGTGTTGTCAAACATTGACATTATTAATTATTTTATTAGTAAAACTAAAATTAATTTAATTGAATATGCCAATAAAGATAAAGAGTACAATTTTACTGATGATAGAGTCGTATACTCATCCGAAATGACGTTAACTTATCAAAATGAAAATGGAATATTGATGATAAATCCATATACAAAAAATGTAGGTGATTTCATATACGATTATTTGTTAAATAATTTAAATAGATTAAATTTACATTTTGATAATTCAATTCCTTTTCAAGATGATGAATATTATTCGATAAGTGATGGAGCTCGTAATGTTGACTTAGGATATAGATCTAATGTAATTGAAGGAACTAATGCTAGATTAATTTCTTATATTGATGACAATTTAGAAACATTTAGAATACAATTTGTTTTAAAAATGCAAATTGGTGAAATGTCAATTGTAGATCATTTTTTCGAATTTTTAATTGGAAAACATAAGTTTATAGAAAATGATAAATCAGCATACATGATGAAACTATCTATAAATAATAATACATATCAAACTTCACCTTTAAATACTCTTTTTGATGATAACTTAGATGCTTATAATAAACGAAAGAACTTAATTATTGGAAATGTACAAGAAACAAGACACAAAGGAATAAATCACGTATGTCGAATTATATATTTATTAGATTTAATTAAAAATAATGATAATATATTTAATGAAGTAGTATTTAGGCCTAATTATTCTAATTTATTAAAAACAGCTATCATTAGTCGTATAACTAGATATAATCATGATTTTTTTATTATTTATTTTTACATTGATGGAATGAATATTTATAAAAAACTTGAAACAAAATATATTTTTAAAGCATTTGAATCTTTTTTAACAAGTACTGGTAAATCTCAAACAAATTTTATAGGATTAGAACTAAAAAAATTTAGAGATTCAGAATTAACTGAAGAAAAAATGTATAATATTTTATCTAGATTTTTTGATTTAAATTCTTCACCTCTCAGACATTTTATAATGAATTCTTCACAATATATTGATTTACTACGCATTCCTGGTAGTCAAAATGCTGATGTACGAGGTAATGAGATTGAGATGTATCGTGAAAGAATTAATGAATTAAATAATTCTCTTAAAATTGCGACAACTAAAGAAGAAAAAACCGAAATACGAACACAAATTAATAAATTAGAAACAGAATTTCAAAAGAATCTTCCAGTTATGAATATTAATGAATATAGTTTGAAGGGAGGAAGACAACATAGAAAAAGTCAAAAAAAATATAGAAATAAAATGAGAATAAAAAAATATAAAAATACAAAAAAAAGAAGAAGAAGACATTAAAATATTTTTATAAAAATTAAATACTATTTTTATAAAAATTAAATACTATTTTTTCATCATATAATAAAATATATAAAATTTATTTTTCTACAAATGGACCACTAATTAATTCAGATCTTCCGTGATCTGTTTCACCTGTAACAATATTTTCTCCTTCAAATAATTCATTACGAATATCTGCCACTGAAATGGTTTCATTTTCTCCAAATATTTTTTCTTGTGTGACAACTCCAACACCAACTAAATTTCCTTCTTCATCTACATCTTGAGTAATTGCTCCTCCATATTTTTCAGCATTTTTCTTATTTTCTTCAATTGCTTTTTGTTTTGTTTCTTTCACACGTTGCTCAAATGCATTTTTAGCAGCATTCTCATTTGTTTTCTTCTCGTGTGCCAACTGATTCAATTCATCTTCTAAATATTCAACACGACCAGTCTTGTATGCTTCAGGTTCCCAAGGTAACCATGTTCCAACAGGTCCAACATAAACATCAAAATTTGGATCAGCCTCACGCAACATTTTAGCTCTCAATTCAGCTTCTTCTTGTGTTGAATAATTACCTCTAGATTTAAATCCGCGAACTGACGTTTGAAAATTATTTTTCACATTAAATTTTTTCTCAAGTTCATGTTCATGATTATCTAAAAATGTCTTATAATCACTTTCCAAGGATGATGAATTAACAATCGTTTCGCGTTCTTCTTTAAGAAATTCTTCGAAATCAGTAATTAATCCATCAAATTGAAGTCTGTATTTATAAGAAACAAAATTTAAAAATTGGTGAAATTTTTCCATTGATTTAGATACTTCCCACTTCTTTAGGAATTCTTCAAATAAAAATAATTCACGTTGTTTAAGAACTTTTTCAGGAGAAATGAAAGAAAAACAACCAAAATTTTGTCCAGCGATTGGTCGATCAACTTCTAATAAATCTACATATTTAGAATTTGGGTTTCCATCTTCATTTTTTCTTTTTTCATATATTGGTTTTCTTGATTTTTTACCCATTTTATTATTCATTACAATTTATTTTATATTTAAGTTTTTATCGCAATTATTTATTATTTATTTTTTATTTTTTATTTTTTATTTTTTTAAATTTTAGATAATTTTTATTTTTAAAATTTAAAATTATTATTTACCATTATTTCTAAATATTATATTTTTTTCTTTTCAAATAATATAAATGAACAATTTATTTGACATGAATGAATTGATAAAACGTGTTATTAAATATCTTATTGAAGGTTTAATGGTAGCTATCGCTGCATTTGCCATACCAAAACGCTCTTTAAATATTGAAGAGATAATTTCGCTCGCATTAACTAGTGCAGCAACTTTTGCGATTTTAGATACTTACTTACCCTCAATGGGTGTATCTGTTAAGCAAGGTGCAGCCGCTGGTATTGGATTCAACTTAGTAAAATTTCCAGGTGGATTTTAAATATGTATGAGTTAAATTAATATTAAATTATTTATTTTAAATAATTTAATATTTAAAATAAAAATTAAAAAATATTTTGAATTAATTTATCAATAATTACATAACACAATGGAATGAATTAATTACGATTATAATCTACTTTAAAAATATAAAAATGAAATTAAATTTACATGGACTATGAGAAAACCTAAATATGTTTTTGAAAAATAAAGAGCTGTGAAAGAATTAGAATATAAATGTGAAATTTGGATATATGATAAAGATGAAACTTTACTTAAAACCATATTCAATAAAAAATAAAAAATAAAAAATAAAAAATAAAAAATAAAAAATAAAAAAATAAAAAATAAAAAAATAAAAAATAAAAAATAAAAAATAAAAAATAAATAAAAAAAAAAAAAAAAAAAATAAAAAAAAAAAAATAAAAAATAAAAAATAAAAAATAAAAAATAAAAAATAAAAAATAAAAAATAAAAAATAAAAAATAAAAAATAAAAAAATAAAAAATTTTATTTCAATTCAGAAAATTTTTTTTTAATTTTGGACATTTTTAAAAATGTCTCTTTTTCAAAAATATTTTAAACTATTGGAAAAACACTAAAAAAATAACACTCTTATCATAATGGTTATATTAATATTTTTCAATTACAAAAGTTGTTACCAAACGTTTTTTAAAACTTTACAAAAATGTCTGAGAGAAATGTTGACAAAATGATGACAAAAAACTCTCAAGATTTTCAATAATTCTTTTATTACGATACATGATAATAAATATATGAGACATTTTTTCAAGTTATGGTGTGAGAGTTTTTGTCATCATTTGTCATCATTTCTCTCAATACCTTAATTATTAGCATAATTAACAAAATATTATATTTTTTATTGCTAGAATAAAAAATATAAATCTTAAACGGTTGGAATAGCTTCCCAATTATTAATGTGACATATTTGTCTCCATAAATTATCTTGTTCTATTAATTTAACACGATCTTTTAACATTGGTATATTTGGCAAATATTGCATTTCATCTAATAATTCTAATAATTTATACAAAACAAAATGATAATTTAAAAAATTTACACGTGTATAAGGACATACTTGAGCATATGGAACTAATATTTCCATAAATAAATTATATAATGTTTCTTCTAATTCTTGACTAAATACAGGAGGAGGCATACCTAATTTATTTTTAATGAAGGCAATATGTTCATAATATTTATTTAGTTCTAATTTTTTAAGAATTTCTTTCATTTTCTTGTAAGTTAATTCGCTCATATCAATTCTTTCTTTTTTAATTTGTTGTTCAATAAGTTCAATATGGTCATTTGGTATTTGTGTAGTTTCCTTTCCTTGAAATTGAGCAATAATTTCTTTAAAATGAGTAATTTTTTTATAAGAATAAAAACACACTTCTTTTGGAGGTTCTTTATAACTAGGTTTTTCATTTTCAATCAAATATGGAATATGTACTGCACAATTATTACATATTAATACTCCTTCATCTTCTAATGGTGTCATTTCACCAATATTACAAATACTACACACATCCATATTTTTTAAATATAAATTCATGTCAATGAAAGATTCGTCAATATTGCTCAAATATTTTTGAACTAAATTTTTAGTATTTATTTCTTCAGTTGTATTACAATCTTGTTCTTTTGGTTGAACTTTGAAAATACTAAATAAAAGTTGATTTTTAGTAGTAATAGGTTTTACATTATTTTCATCAGAATTTTCGATATTTTTTTTATTTTCAAAATATTCGAAAATATATTTGGAATTATTTAAATAATAATTATTTTTCTTTTTTTTTAATTCACTTATAAGTTTATTTATTTCTTTTATTCTATCAGATAATTCCATTTGTTCTTCAATTGTTAATTCTTCATTTGCTAATTTATATTTACACATTAACTTTTCTGCTTTTAAATTAGGAATTGTGTTTGTTTCATCTGAGATAAATTCGTTTACAAATTCAGTGTGTTTACCATCTAATGTTGTCAAATACTTTTTACAAACATTTATTTTTTTATTGGTTTTGGTTTTAAATGCGGGCATTTTTAAATACTTATAATATGAATAGTTTTTTTATTTTATAATTAAACCAATTGAATTATTTATTTATTCTTCCATTAATTATACAAAGAAAATAATTTCTTAAATATCGCAAAATAAAAATTGAATTTAAATATTTTAATTTTATTTTATTTATCAAATATTAATAATAATGGATTACGTTCATATTCTCTCCATTGAAGGAAACATTGGTTCTGGAAAAAGCACAATGTTAAAACATTTAAAAACAAATTTATCATTGTCTGACGATGAATGTAAAATTGTATTCGTAGATGAACCAGTATCTTCATGGGAAAATATTAAAGATTCTGATGGAAAAAATATGATTGAAAAATTTTATGAAAATCAGATGAAATACGCTTTTGCTTTTCAAATGATGGCATTTACTACAAGATTGATATATTTAAAAAATACAATTAATGATGCCATAAAAAATAATGATAATAAAAAAATTATTATTATTACAGAAAGAAGTTTACATACAGATTGTTATGTATTTGCTGAATTATTAAAAAAACAAGGAAATATTGAAGATGTTTGTTTTCAAATTTATATACAAATGTTTAATGAATTTTCATCAAATTATTTAGTTAATACAATTATATACGTAGATACAACTCCCGAAATATGTTACGAAAGAATTATGAAACGTTCAAGATCTGGAGAAGAAATAATAAGTTTAGATTATCTTACACAATGTCATGAAGAACATGAAACATACATTCATACGAAAATGCCAAATACAAATAAACTAGTAATTGATGGAACATTAGACATTTGTAAAAATCCTGAAATATTAGATGAATGGTTAGAAATTGTTACATATTGTATAAATAAAATAAAATAATAAATTAATATTTTTTATTTATATATTATAATGCAACATACATACACACTTAAACCAAAAAAAACACAAAAACTTTATAGAAACGTAAGAAATGAAGATACCATTTTATTTAAAGATTATTCACCTTCTAGTGAAATTATAAAATATAATAGTTTTTTTTTTAGAAGTGATATATTGATTGAATATGTTAAAAAAATAAATACAATTTTTAAAAAAAATGGAAAACAATCTTTATTCAAAGAAAATTATAAATTATATAATATGGATGATATTGTATATCATTTATTAAATAAACCAGGTGTTCGTACTAGAAATTATAATAGAATAATTCAGTCTGATAAATGGCAAACGATAAAAAAATATATTATTAGTTTAATACCATCAGTCTTAAGTAAAATGTGTAGTAAAAATGTAAATAGAGGATATACTAAATCTTCTTTTAATAGAAATATAAAAAAATTAATTTCTGAAGAAGCCTCACATATTTATGATGATGACATAGTTATAATGGCACCAAGAGAAATAGAACATTATATATCTTATGAAAAAATTAAAAAAAAAGTAGAAGAAACCAAAAAAGATGATAGTGATAGTGATAGTGATAGTGATGAAGAAGATTATACATTAAAAAGAATTTATGATATTGATGAAGAATTAGATGAAAATATAGAAGAAAAACTTGAAGATATGGATGAAGAAATAAATGAAGAATTTGAAGATATGGATGAAGAAATAAATGAAGAATTTGAAGAACCAGAAGAACCAGAAGAAATAATAGAAAAAATTGATGATTATAAAAAATTAAAATTTTCTGATTATAAAGAACAATTTAAAGAAAAATTAAAAATGTTTGTCGGATTTATGATTGTTTCAAGAGGAAAATGTAAAATATTTCCTAATGATTATATTTTAAATTTAATTTGTACAAATATGCCTGGTGTTGGTTCAATATTAATAGGATTATACTTATATACAATTTTAAAACATCCAATTCTTCCAATGACTGGCGAAGATTTATTAATGACAGAAAATTTAGAATTAAGTGGTGATGCTATTGTTTATTATGATAAAATTAAAAAATCAAAAACTTTTAGAAAAAAATATAAAAATGAAAGTAAATATGGAATACATGTATTTAAAAGAAAATTTACAACAGATGATGATTTAATACCTACAAATGGATTAGCTATATTAGAACTGGCAAATTCATATTATAATTATCCAGGATTATGTTTGTATGAAAAAATTGGATTTGAATATGATAAAACTTTATTTTCAAAAAATTCAGATACTTTTTGTGTATATGATTATGGAAATCTACCAATGAGTTTAAATTTTGGCGATGATGCTGTTAGTGGATGCTACGCAGGATTATCTATTGAAGAAAAAATTACGAAAATTTTAAATATAATTGTTGGAAATGAACAATGTTCAAGAAATCAAATATGTTTTATTCAAAATAATTCTCATAAAAAATTATTATCTACATTGAACGAATTGATAGTATATCAAGATTCATACATGAGATTTAATTATACATCTGATTATGAAATTAAAATAAATAAAAAAATAAATAAATATACAGAAATTTTAAATATTATTAATCAAAATAAACCATATTATGAAATAAATTATAATTATATAAAACAAATTATTCATGATTTAGAAAATAATAATATTACGTCGGATATAGAAATATTATTAACTCATTTTACTGGCGGAAAAAAACAAAATAAAACAAAAAAACAAAAACACAACAAAATAAAAAACAAAAAACAAAATAAAACAAAAAAACAAAATAATAAATAAATTAATATTTTCATGGCTTTAAATTATTTTTTATAAAATAAAAAAATTGATTTAAATAAATTAAACAAATAATAATACATATTACTACTATCAAATCAACAAATGGATCTCAAACAAAAAAAATTGTCTAAGTCTGAGTGGAATTCTATTGAAATTTCTGTTTCTGAAAATGAAAAAGAAGTTTTAAAGCTTATCACCCAAGGATACAACAATGTTAATATTAAATTCAATAAAACCGAATCATTATTCACTTATTTGAAAATTGATTTTAATCAATCATTAGAAAATTATTTATTCAGCAAGTACTTTTCTGATAAAATAAAATCACTGATTGAAAAATATAATTTATCATATATTCAATTTAACGCATCAAAAAAAATAATACAATCATCCAGAGAAAATTACATTATTAATATTACTTCAATTGTCAAATTAAAAAGTGCGGATCAAGTTCGTGTGTCTCGTTTTGATGTAATTGACCCTAATGTTTCTGAAAATATTTATGAATATATTTTACTATATCATCTAGAAAATGTTTTAAAATATATTAAACGCGAAGATAATAAATGGCATTTTCATTATTATACATTAAATAAATTATTACAAAATAATGTTGATAAAATAATTCATTACATTAAAGATATTTGTCAAATAGTTTTATCCAAAGTTGAAGAAAATATAAATTTATTATATATTTTAAAACATTCGTCAGACATCATTGAAAAAAATAAAAATTTGCTTAAATTTGCTGACATGTCTTTGTATAATCATCAAAAACAATTATTCACTGCAATGAAACAATCTGGACCCAAATTAGTTCTTTATATAGCACCAACAAGTACTGGAAAAACTATTTCACCACTCGGATTATCTGAGAGTAATAAATTAATATTCGTTTGTGCTGTAAGACATGTTGGTTTATCTTTGGCTCGTTCAGCAATATCAATTAATAAGAAAATAGCATTTGCTTTCGGTTGCTCATCAACATCAGATATAAGACTACATTATTTTGCAGCAACAGATTACACAAAAGATAGAAAAAGCGGACAAATTCGCAAAGTAAATAATGCTATTGGTGATAAAGTGGAAATAATAATTTGTGATGTTAGGTCATATTTATATGCGATGTACTACATGTTAGCATTTAATGATGCCACAAATATTATAACTTATTGGGATGAACCAACAATTAGTATGGATTATGAAAAACATAATTTACACAAAGTTATTAAGAAAAATTGGAAAGAAAACACTATACCAAATATAGTTTTATCATCAGCAACCTTGCCAAAATTAAATGAATTAGAATTGACAATTGATGATTTTAAAACTAAATTTTCAAAAGAAAATGAAATCCCGACTATCATTAATATCGTAAGTCATGATTGTCGCAAAACAATTCCACTAATTGATAATAACGGATATGTCGTGATGCCTCATTATCTTTGCGAAAATTATACAGATATTCTCAATATTGTGAGACAATGTGAAGAAAATTTAACATTATTGAGATACATCGATTTACAAGAAACAGCAAATTTCTGCCTGTATGTTGAAAAGAATAATTGTTCTTCACGTTCTTGTAAATTTGAACGCAATTTTGCGACAATTAATGACATTGACATGCAAAGCATTAAAATATATTATTTAAAAGTACTTAAAAACATTTTACCAAATAAATGGGCACAAGTATATAATTATTTTACTACTTCCAGAAACAGAAAAATAAGTGTCAATACATCAGTAGATTTGAGAGGAAATAAAAATAGACTTTCTAAAATGAATAGCGTTGGTCCTGGAATTATTCCCGATACTAATTCTGCTGAACAACAAATAAATAATGTTGGTATGTATATCACAACTCGCGACGCATATACATTAACTGATGGCCCAACTATATTTATAGCAAATGACTTACAAAAAATAGCCAAATTTTATATAAAACAATCTAATATTCCTTCGAGTGTCATGACAGACATACAAAATAAACTCGATATGAATGCCGAAATTAATGAAAGAATAAATCAATTGGAAAAAGAAATTGATTTAGAAGAAAGCAAACTCGCTTCTAAATTATCTTCTGATGACCAAAAACAAAAAAAAACTGAAAATCGTCAAATATCGCAAATGAGTGAACAAATAAATAATTTAAAATCTATCATTAAACGTGCTACCATTGACGATATGTTTATTCCTAATAAACTTACACATTTAAATAAATGGGCTGAAGGATTATCTAATACATCTCGTTCATTTACAAGTTCTATTGATGATGATATAGTAGAGTCTATCATGTTACTTAAAGATGTTGATGATAGTTGGAAAATATTATTATTATTAGGAATTGGAATATTTACAGACCATAGAAGTAGCAATTATAGTGAAATTATGAAACAATTGGCTGATAAACAAAAATTATATTTAATTATTGCTGACAGCGACTACATTTATGGAACAAATTATCAATTCTGTCATGGATATTTAGGAAAGGATTTATCACTTACTCAAGAAAAAATTATACAATCTCTTGGAAGAATTGGAAGAAGCAATATTCAACAAGAATATACAGCAAGATTTAGAGATATATCTCAAATAAATATGTTATTTCAACATTTAAACTTTTCTGAAAAACCTGAAGTTATAAATATGAATATATTATTTAATTCAAAAAATATTAAATGGAATAAAGAAACATTAGAATATGAAGAAATTGAAGAAACAATTGAAGAACAAATTGATGAACTAATTGAAGATCAAGATGAAGCTGAAGAATTAGATGAAGAAGAATTAAAGATGACAGAACCTATTATTAAGAAAAGAAAAGATGTTAATGATGTTGATGATGAAGAAGGATAAATACTAACTTTTAATAAAAGTTGAACAAAAATTTATTTTTATTGAAATTATTTTTTTAATTTTTATTTTTATTAAAAATTAAAAATTAAAATACTTTTATTAGAATGTATATTTATTAAAAAATATATATAATGGGAAATAATCAACAAAAACAAAAAGTAAATTTTGAAGATGTACAATTTGTTATTAAAAATGCTGACAATCATTTATTAATTAATACAATGTTAGATAATTTACAAAATTGTTTAATTGTTAATACAATGCCAATAGATAAAGAAGAATTAATAATAAATAAATTATTAAATAATGGAGATAATAAAAATATAAAAATTATAATTTATGGAAAAAATTCAAATGATGAAACACCGATAAAAAAATATGAACAATTATTAGACCTTGGATTTTCAAATATTTATATTTATACTGGTGGATTATTTGAATGGCTTTTATTGCAAGATATTTATGGATCAGAATTATTTCCTACAACAAGTAAACAAAATGATTTATTAAAATATAAATCTCAAAAAATGTTAAATGTTCCATTGATTGAATTTTAAGTTATCGAAGCAACATTTTTCCCCCATGACCCCTTCTTTTTATTTTTTATAAAAATAAAAAATAAAAAATAAAAAATAAAAATAAAAAATAAAAATAAAAAATAAAAAATAAAAAATAAAAAATAAAAATAAAAAATAAAAAATAAAAAAACTAGAAATAAAAAAAATAAAAAATAAAAAATAAAAAATAAAAAATATAAAAAATATAAAAAATAAAAAAAATAAAAAAATAAAAAAATAAAAAATAATTTATGTAATATATAATTAATAAAATTATATATTATATGGGTGCGTCAATATTACCAATAACAATTCATAATGGAAAAATATTATTTTTATTTGGAAAAGAAAGAAATATTGATGAAAATCCAGGTTGGTCTGATTTTGGTGGCGGTACAGATAATAATGAATCTTTTATTGAAACTGCTAGTAGAGAAGGTGCTGAAGAAATTACTGGATTCTTAGGTGAAAAAAATGATATAAAAAAAATGTTAAGTAAATATGGTACATTTAATATAGATCATACTGATCCATCAGGAAAATATGGAACATATCGTTGTCATATTTGTCCTATTGAATATGATGAATATTTAACAATGTATTATAATAACAATCAAAGATTTTTACAAAAACATTTAAGTAAAAAAATAATTCGTGACATGAAAATATTTGAAAAAACAGAAATAAAATGTTTTTCTTTTGAAGACATTCAACAAAATAAAAAAAAGTTTAGAAATTTTTATCAAAATATTATTGATTTAATTTTGAAAAATAAAAAAAATATAAAAAAATTTATTTTTTCAAAACAACGATTCTTAAATAAAAAAAGAAAAAATACAAAAAAAATAAAGATGATTGGAAAAAGAAAAACAAAAAAATTATAAAATCCTGATAAGATAAAAATAATTAATTAGCATCAATTATATAATCTCATATTTTATAATATGAAATTATATCATACATGAAATGTAAAGTATTTGAATTTTTACATTTCCTTAAATAAAATTTTATCTATAGTTGTTCTTACACAAAATAATCTGTGTAATATTATTCCGCTTATAAATAAAACAAATAAAACAATAAAAAAATTTTTATTAAAATATACACTTACAATGTATGCTAATAAAAATGTCATTAATGAATCAATTATTGCGATATCAAATAATCTTATTGAATGAACACCTTGTTTGGGTTTTCCAAATATATCGGAGTATTTACAAAACATTATTATATATAATCAATTTCAATATTTTTAGTATTTAATATTATTTTTATAAATAATATGGAATATGAAGAAAAAAAGAAAAAAAGTTAGAAAAAATAAAAATATTTTTACTACTTACCTTTAATATAAGAATAGTCCTCATTAATATGTTGAATAAATCTTTATCTGATTCATCTCCTTGTTCGTCCATGCTCTCAATATTAGTACTCTTCGTCCTAAACTATCCACAAAAAATAAAAAAAATAAAAAATAAAAAATAAAAAAATAAAAAAAATAAAAAATAAAAAATAAAAAAATAAAAAAAATAAAAATATGATTAACATATTAATTTCATTATATCTTGATCATCAAAGATGAAAGTGAGATAAAATGATTACCACTAATAAGTTTTATTATACAGATATTATCATCACTCTGTTTACAATTTTTCATTGTTCACTTTTCAGTGAATCAGCCCGCACAAAATTGCTAAACGACTCAACTATTTTCTAAGAAAATAAAGCATTGATTATGAATTTTTTATTCAAAAATCAATGGTAATTTTTTTAAGAGATAAAAATTACAAACTCAAATTTTTATTAATACGTCTAGATAATACAAATTCTTTTGGGCATCATCAATATTTATATTATCCATCTGCATATTAGACTAAATATCTGTCTGCTAGACTAGTGATGCCTATTTAGTCTAAAAATCTCAAGTTTAAAGGCGTCCCTTTAAATATTCAATTTGAAAGCGTCCTTTCAAATCTCGTCAAAAATACTAATATGTTTAAATATCGTAAAAACAAATGAACAAATTTCTTATACGATATCTATTAGTAATGTGAACTATGTTTTACACTTAAGTGATATACCGGGTCATCTTTGATGACTAGTTCAAAGAACCAATTTGCCACCCCATATAATTTTATTATGTTATCTATAATTTAGTTAGACTTAAATCAACAACTAATATACAGAAAATGCTAGTTTCTCTATGTTTAAATTTATGCTGTGAAGAAACCAATATATAGGAATATAAAAAAATTCCTAAATAAACGAATTATATGTGAATAAAATTCTAAGAAATTCATACCAAAAAATTTCATAGTGAATTATCAGAAGGACCACTACATCCAGAAGAATTATCAGAAGGACCACTACATCCAGAAGAATTATCAGAAGGACCGCTACATCCAGAAGAACTTTTATTTCCTAAATTTAAATTATTTTCATCATACAACATAGTAGCCATTGCAGCGTAATTATGTAAATCCATTAAAGTATCTCTTAATCCTTCATCTGATACTAAATTAATTCCATTATTAGTAATAGAAATACAACGTTGTATTTTATCTTCAATTCTCATAAGAACACCAATTAAACCATACTTAGCAAATGCGTCACCATAATCAATATTTTTTCTAGCAAATAGTTCTAAACATTGACTTTGAACATTGGATAATTGTTGAACTCTATTATTACTCATTGTATAAATATTTATTTAATCTTTAAATACTTTTTATTAAAATACTTTCTATTGAATTAAGTATTTGAATTTTTAAATATAAAATTGCTCCCACTGGGAATTGAACCCAGAATAACCGCTCATAAGACGGTTGTGATAACCATTTCACTATGGGAGCTATTGTTGTGAATATCTCAGGCATTTATTCACATATAATACTTATATTATTTCTTTAAATACTTTTTTCTCTTAAATATATATTTATATACTGGATCCTTTAGGACATTTCAAATGTATAAAAATAATAAAAATAATTTATTCTGTTATTAATGACCCAGATTTTTAAAATTATTATTTATTTAAAAATAATTTTTTTAAAATATTTATTTTATTTTATTTTATTTTATTTTATTTTATTTTATTTTATTTTATTTTATTTTATTTTATTTTATTTTATTTTATTTTATTTCATTTCAAAGAAGCAGTAATTTTTTGTAATACTGGAGATTCATGAAAAAATAAATCCCATTTAGCAGTAATAATTAAAATCCATCCAAATAAATAAAATAATAATTTTACATGACTATCAATATATTTTAAATTATTTTGTCTCGGATAAAAAATAGCAATTAATAAAATAGATGTCAAAATTATAAATATAAATTCAGTTTGTTCTTTTATTTTATCTAATTTGTGTGAATATTTTTTAATTAAACTATCATTTTTTATAATTTTTGTAAGAAATAAATTGGATAATGTTGAAAATAAAAATAATGCTTTAATTCCAATAATTACATAAATAAATGGAACTAAAAATTTATCTAAAATATACTCAAAATTAATTCCCATTGCCATGATATAAAATATATTTAGAATATAAAATGTAAAATATAATTAAAAATAAAATTTATAATTATAAATTATAATGCCAACATTTTTAGATATTATTTTATATGATGAAAATATTTTAAAAAATAAAAAAAATATTTTAAAAAATAAAAAAAATATTTTAAAAAATAAAAAAAATAATTTTGATGAAAAAAATAATTTTGATGAAAATAAAAAAATTATTTTAGATTCTTTTGTAAATTATCCAAGATTAGAATTAATAAAAAAATATAAAATTCAAAGTTATCAATTTTTAATAAATAAAAATTATAGAAATATATTTTTAAAATTTTTAATTATTCCATTGACATTTGAATTATCTTATAATATATTTTTAATGAAATAATAAAATTATAAAATAAAAAATATAAAATAAAAAATATAAAATAAAAAATATAAAATAAAAATTATAAAATAAAAATAAAAATTATAAATAATACAAATGTCATCTATGTTAACTTCTTATAAAATTAAAAAAGGATTCTCTGAAAGAAAATTAGAATCAGAAAGAATTAAAGAAAAATATCCTGATAGAATACCAATCATTTGTGAAAAATCCTTAAAAAATGGTGGATTATTGCCTGATTTAGATAAAACAAAATATTTAGTTCCTCATGATCTTACTGTAGGTCAATTTATGTATATAATTCGCAAAAGATTAAAATTAAATGCATCAGAAGCATTATATCTATTTGCTAATGGTCATATAATGACTTGTTCTAATACAATTGGTATGGCATATGATAATTATAGAGAACAAGATGGATTTTTATATTTAAAATATTCAAAAGAAAGCACTTTTGGATAAGCGAATGCATTATAAAAAGAAAAGTATTTGAAAATATATTTTTTAAATTAAAATAAATTTTCAGTTTTTTATTTATGTCCTTTTAAGATACTCTTTTTAGTTTTATCTCTTTTTAATATTTTTATTAAATTCCAGTTGAACCAAATCCACCAGTTCCTCTAGCAGTTGGTTCTCCCAAATCTTCCAATCTATTGACAATTTCAACATAAATTGGGATTAAATTAGGAGCACAAATTTGCATTAAACGAGTATATTTTTCATACAATTTTGAATAATTTGAATTATAAACTAAATCAAATTTTGCCATCAAATTTCCTCTATATCCAGCATCAATAATTCCCTGATTATTTGCTAATCGAAAACGTGTGTTAGAAATACTCGATCTACCATAAGTATAAAATGCTGTTGCTCTTGAATGTAAACCTCCAGTTACAATATAAGCACAACATTTAATTTTATAATCAACTTTTAATTGAGGTACACACTCACCTTCTAAATTAATATCTTCAGGTAAATACATGTCAAATCCAGCATCATAATGTTTTGGATTAGCCAACAATTTAGAATTATGATTTACTGCTGATTCATAATATTTTGCCTTTAATTCAGCATCATCTGAATCAACAAAAATTTTAAGTTCCATATGCTCATAAAATTGTTTTTCAAATGTAGACATTTATTATTAATATTATTGTTATGTTTGTTTTTATATCATTTTATATTATAATATTATGAAAAAAATATTTTATATCATAGGAACAACCGCACCATATACTTTATTTATAATTTCTATTTTTCTTTTGAGAAATTTAAAATATTATTTATTTTTTTATATTTTGGGATTTAGTTTAAATAATTTGTTAAATATCTCTCTTAAATTATTAATTAAAGAACCAAGACCACAAGATGATACAAAATTTATTGAACTTTTAGGAAATCGTGTTGGTCATGATAAATATGGTATGCCATCAGGCCATGCCCAAAATTGTTTTTTTTCACTAGTTTTTATTACACTAGCATTAAATCAACCTATGATTACATTATTTTATATTGGAATGTCATTTATTTGTATTATTCAAAGATATGAATATAAAAATCATACATTGATACAATTATTTTTTGGAAGCATTGTTGGAATATTATTTGCTTATTTAATTTATTTTTTTTCAGGAAAATTTATTTTAGGAAAAGTAAATGGAAGAAAAGATGATAATTTTTTTATTAAATAATTTTTATTTTTTATTTATAATTTTATTTTTTTGAAATAATATTTTTGTTATACTTATTTTTTATCTGTAATTTTTTGCTCAACTTTTCTTAAAAGTATGAAATGTTGTTTTTGTGGAACTGTTCGTAATTGTGCTCCTTACTTGGAAAAAAATTTACAAAATATAGAAATTATTTCACAATTATTTGAAGATTATGAAATTATAATTGTTTATGATCAGTCTTCAGATAATTCATTAGACATTTTAAAAAAATATCAAAAAAAAAATAATAAATTAAAAATTTATATTATTCCACAATTAAAATCACCTTTTCGTACTCATAGATTAGCAAATGCTAGAAATATTTGTTTTAATTATGTGAAAGAAAATAATTTTCCACTTTTCATCATGATGGATTTAGATGATGTAAATGCAAAACAAGTTAATCCACAAATTTTAGAAAAGTATTTAAATAATGAAAATTATAATTTATGGGACTCATTATCTTTCAATAGTTCTCCAAAATATTATGACATTTGGGCATTATCTATTTTTCCTTATTGTTTTAGTTATAATCATTTTACAAATAATTCTAAACATAATTATCACACTATTCAAAATTATATTGATTTAATTTTAAAATTAAAAAAAAATAAAAATAAATTAACTAGATGTATTTCGGCATTTAACGGATTCGCAATTTATAAAACAAATATATTTCAAAATTCAAAATATGATGGAAAATTAAATTTATCTAAAATTCCACCAGAATATATTTTAAATCATAAAAAGGCATCTGGTGGAAAATTTATTCTTCATGATTATGGTAATGTTAATGGAAAATATGAAGAATGCGAACATCGTTTATTTCATATATCAGCAATAAAACAAAATGATGCCAAAATAATGATAAGTTCTGATTGTTTATTTTTTTAGTAATTTAATTTATAAATATATAAGTGAAATGTTTATTCTAGTGATGATACATTGAATAAATTGAAAAATTTTCAAGACATTAAAAAATATAAAATGTCTTTATATTCTTTTTTATAATATATTTAATTATAACTAAAAATATTATAAAAAATCATTAAAAAAAGAAAAACATTAAGAAGGGGTCACATCTCCCTTAATATTGATATAAATTTTCTGATATCAAAGTTATTGACCAATCTACTCCATGTAAATTAACTGTTCTCCCCATATCATCTACTAATCTTACACGAAGTCTATCAATATTCACTGGACCAAAATAAATTCTTGGATTGTCTTGTAATGAACCACTAAAATCTACATACATATCACCTACATTCAATCCTCCATACTTTATTGGTATTAAACTAAATGTATCTGAATTATTTGGCGCTTTTGGTTTAAATGATGTATTCATTTTTCTATTTTTTATAATTTCATTTATTGTATATATTTGAGCTTGAGTTAAAGTTCTAGGAGCTGATGGAATAACTTGAGGAATATTTCCATATCCATAATTTAATTTATCTGATAAACTATTAAAATAATTATCATTATTTGTAACATCACCATAAATATCAAAATTTTCAGGAACAATTGTTTGTCCTTCTCTCAAACATAAATATGAAGGATTATAATAACTTGGATATTCCAATTTTTTTGATAATTCTGTTATTGAAATTAAACCATTATTTATATGATTTTGATTATAGTCATCTATTATTAAAATAAAATATTTTGGTCCACTCATTTTCATTATTGCTCCACCTGTATTTCCATCTTTAAGTATTGGCTGAACTGGAGACCTAAAACCCATTATCCATCCTAATGTTACATTAAAATATAATGGATTGCTAGCAATACATCTATTAGTTTGTTCATCTTCTCCAAAAAATTTTAAATATGGATTTTCTTTAGAATTAAAATTATTCATTGAATTAATTCCTACAATAGAATTTCCTAATGGATCAACACATCCATTCAAATTAATTATTATTTTTCCACTATTCTTATTGTATGTTGAAAATGGATTTGTTCCAACAATAAATCCTGACAAAGAAAATGTAGAGTTTAGTGTAGTAGAAAATTCATTAGGTGTATAATTTCCTGATGGAATTGTTATTAAAAATATATTATCTTTGTTGATTATCCAAAAATGATTATTTCCATATTCTTCATCAATCGCATACCATGTATAAGGAATTTGAAATGAATATAATCTTAAACTTAATACATTTGTCAAAGGGTCTGATAAATCTAATGTATAATCTGTTGATAAACTATTTAAATCAGAACCTTGACGAAATTGGCTATCCAAATTAATAAATCGTGTTGTTATATTTTTTAAATTTGGATTTAATGTATCCTGAGCAACAGGAACATTTACATTATTATTTACTCCTAATTGCTCTCGATTCATTGGCATATGGTCATTTTCATATACATCAATTTTTTGAACTCTATCTGTATTTTTATTTTTTTGTACTTCATCATCTTGTGGTAATGCTTCATTTTTTATCCATTCATCTGTTTGTTCTGTATCTGGTTGATATTCATGTGTTTCTTCTCCATTAATGTATTGAAGTAATTTTGTCTGAGCATCTTCAAAAAATTGAGATAATCGATCATCTGTACCAGAAAAATTATTTATATATTCATTTGTTGCATTAATTATATCTTCTTCCGTCATTTCATCATCTTCTAATTTTAATATTGATTGAAGTTCTGATATTGTATAATCATCCACATTGAAAGACATTGTTGAAGTCATTTTTTATATTTAGAATTATTAAAATACTTTTAATTTGTCTTTATGAAAAAATAAATATTATAGATTTTTATTTATATATTAATAATAATAAATATTTTTATTAATAAAATTAATAATAAAGTTAAAATTCAAAAGATGCTGGTAAAATTATAAAACAAAAAAAAATAACTTTTAATAGTACAACTATATTTATGTATCTAAATGAAATTCAAAGAAGTAACAAAAAGGAAAAGGAATGATAACTTCATTTAGAAAAGCAGGGTTTCAAACTTATTTACAAAATATCAAATATTAATATAAAATTTAAAAGTTATATAAAAGTTACATACAATATATAATAAATATAATAAATATGAATAATAATAATTTAGATATAGATAAATACACACAAAAAGAATTAAAACATTTGTTGAAATTAAAAGATACATATTCTAATGATGAACTAAATTCTCAAATTTCAAAATTTACATTAAAAATAATCAATAATAATTGTCCTGATGATTATAAAGAAAAATTAATATTTTTTATAAATAATATCAAAGATAAATTACAAATAAAAATTAATAAAGATACAAAAAATGAAAAAGAAAAATATTATGATACAATTTTATCTGAAATTATCGACACAAAAATTACTAATATAATAAAGACAGCTAATAATTTTAATCATAACCCATTACAATATCAAAGACTTAACATGTCAAATATAAATTTATACAATGAAAAGACCATAAATGTCAATTATATATTTAATACAACATTCAGAAATAATTTTTTAAATAGTATCCCACAGCAATGTATTTTCCAATTACCAGAACCAATAAATAATGTTGTAAGAATGTCATTATTAAGTATTCAAATACCGAATGTTATGTTAGCATTTTCAAATTCTAAAAATACAACACAAATTTATATAAAAGAAGACGTGACAAATTTTGAAGCAATAGTTGTCATACCTGAAGGAAATTATGATGAAAAAACATTTCCAGTTATGTTTGAAAAATGTATAAATGAGCAAGTAATTAACACTTTAATTTTACCAACAAATTATAGATTTTTTGTTACAATAGACCCTCATACATTTTTTATAACTATTAAAAATAAATTTTACACTTTCACAATGGAAACAATAACAAAATATCCATCAAAATTAGGAAACTGCAACCTAAATTATCAACTTTCATCTACAAATTTAACTGTGAATAAAACCTATAAATCGACTATAAATTTTAATCAAAATTTTTATGATTATGAAAATGTTAATGACAATATTGTGTCATCTTATAGAATTAATGTTAACTATAATACAATCAGTACTGTTTCTGATGTATTTTTAAAGGAATGTATCATTAAAGTAAAAAAAATTTATAGGGATTCTAAATTATATGTGATATATGTCACTTTAAATTCATACATAACCGGTTCTTTAATATTAGATACTAGATTGAGTAACATACTTGACATTAAATTTTCAACCTTAGATACTAAAGTTTTATATGTTCCACTAGAGTTGAATGTAAATGGTTCAACCCCAGTTTATTCTACCGACTATGCAAATTTGGGAATTAATGATGAATATTATTTTGTACATAATGCTATTTTACGTGCTAATTTGTTAAAAGCACAAAAAAATGAATTTCCTACATTTTATTCAAATCCTATTGGAGTAGAAAATTTAAATAGAAATCATATATATACTCTTAAAATATATGATGATAAGAGTTTTGAATTAATTCAAACTAATTGGACTAGAGTTTATGAAAAGTTTAGTTGGTTTGTAGATTATACTTTTTACACCAACATGGAACAATGGGTAAATCATAATATGAATAATGTTTCTATTAACTATAATCCATTTTTTTTAAGTAAAAGTTATTATGATATGTCTAGCTTTCCGACATCAAATCCATTATCAAGCCAAAAAATACCAGGTGGAGACATCAAAGAAACTGAATTATTTCAGATGGTGACTGGCAATATTTTTGTATCACAAGATCCTAATGAATTATATATGTTAAATATTGAATTATCAATGAAACATTATCCACATGAACCTTTATTAACATTTCCAAGTCAACTATCAACTACAACAAGTTCAACGTTACTAACACCAATAACCAAGACTGATACTAAATTAGCATGTAAATCAAAAATTAGTAACTTATCAGAAGAATATAATTATCATTTTAATGATTTAGATATAAAAAATGAAGTTTCGGAAATAAGTATTTCAAATACGCTAGGATATCAAATAGGTTATAGATCAATAAAATATAATGGTTTAAAAAGTTATACAAGTGAAAGTGCTTTTGACAAAACATCTTTAGATTACATGTATTTTTCTGTAGATGACTACAATAATGGTTATTTAAATCATAATTATGGAGTTTTACCAAATGAAAATATTCTCAATGAAAATATTTTAGCAATAATAACAGTAAAATCTCCTCAGTTTACTACAACATTTGATAATGGTTCTGATTATATACCTAAGTTGAGAAATTATTTTACTCCTGTAAATATAAAAAAAATAGGAATAAAATTGTTAGATCCATTAGGAAATTTAGTAAATATCAATACAAATGATTATTCATTCGTATTAGAATTTACAAAATTAATGGATATTAATTCATGATTTAAAACCATATCTTTTAGTGAATTAAAAATAAAAAAGGGTTATGTTTTTCATATAGCATACAATTTTTGGTTTTAGTAGTTTATTTAAACTATTTCATGAATTTTTTATTTTAAATAAATAATTAGTATATTCTTCATTATTCATTGCATTGTAGGCAATTTTTATATAACCATTCACGTATCTATTCTAATATTCGCATTAATTCTTACAACAAATTATTCCATGGACAAGATAATAAATGATAAATAATAAATAATTACTTCAATTATAAAATATTTTTTAATTGTAATTAAAAATAAAAAATTGAATTTAAATTTAAATTATATTTTTTTAATAAAACAAAAAAGAACAATAAAAAATGTCTATTGAATTATCTGATGAGCAACAAAACATCATTGACAAATGTATTCGTGGAGATAATATGTTTGTTACAGGTTCAGGTGGATGTGGAAAAAGTTTAATTATTCGTATTATAAAAAACATTTACATGCCTTCAAGAAATATCATTGACATTAGACATATAACCGATAGATACCGACATATTGAATATAAAGATATACAAGTTTGTGCTTTAACTGGTGTTGCTTCAATTTTACTTCAATGCTCAGCAAAAACAATTCATTCATTTAGTGGAATAGGAATATCAAATGCATCAAATGAACAAATATTAAAAAAAATAAAAAATTCATCATTTTATAGAAAAAATTGGCAAAATATAGATATTTTAATTATTGATGAAGTTTCTATGATGTCGCAACACATGTTTGAATTATTAGATTATTTGGGAAAAAATGTTAGAAGAAATAATAAACCATTTGGTGGTATTCAACTCATCATGTTTGGCGATTTCTTTCAATTACCTCCTGTATGTAAAGACCAAGAAGATAAATTAAGAAAAAATTTCTGTTTTGAAAGTGAGTTATGGTTTGAAACATTTACACCACAAAATCATATGGAATTAGTTAAAATTTTCAGACAATCAGATGAAAATTTTAAAAAAATATTAAATCAGATTCGTGAAGGAAAAATAAGAAGAAATGTAAATGGATTCTTACTAAATTATGTTAATCGTGATAAAACCTTAGAAATTATTCAACCAACAAAATTGTATCCTAAGAGGTCACAAGTCGACTATATAAATTCATTTGAGATGAATAAATTAGAAGGAGATATTCATGAATATGAAATAAGTAATGTTCTTGATTTACCAATGACTGAAAAGCAACGTATTTTACGAAATTCATTTACTTTAGAACAAATAGCAATTGAATTAAATTATTTACAAGGAAATATTCCATGTGAAAAAATAATTTCACTTAAAATTGGTTCACAAGTTATGTGCGTTGTAAATTTAGATTTGAATGATGAAAATCCTATTTGTAATGGTTCTCAAGGTGTCATTATTAGATTTGATGAAAATAATAATCCTGTAATTAAATTTAGCAGAGGATTTGAATATACAATGCCATCATATGTATGGGCAAGTGAAACTATACCAGGAATTGGAGTTAGACAAATTCCAATTATATTAGCTTGGGCTTTAACAATTCATAAATCACAAGGAGCTACAATGGATGCGATTGAAGTTGACGCTGGTTCAGGAATATTTGAATGTGGACAAACATACGTGGCATTATCTCGTGTAAAATCATTGGAAGGATTATATTTAAGTGCGTTTGACGTGACACGAATAAAAGTAAATCGTAAAGTACAAGAATTTTATGAAAGAATGAGAAAAATGAAAAGTGATGAAGAAGAAAATAATTTATTAAATAATCAAATTATTCAAGAAAGTAAAAATAATTTTAAAAAATTTGAATATAAAGGTGAAGAAAATAAAACAAATGAAGAAACAAAAATAAAATCAATAAAACTTGTAAAAATTAATCTATAAATTTATTATTTATTATTTATTATTTATTATTTATTATTTTTTATGAATAGTTAAATTAACTTTTGAATAACTCGTAAATTTATCATTACCAACATGTAAATTATCAATAAAATCATAAAATTTTTTACTTGGATTTATAATTGATGTTCTCATAATTCCAATATGTAATGAATTAAATTTAAGTGTATTTATAATAAAATGAATTATAATTATTAAAATTCTAGTCATCATTTCAATTATTCTAAAAAATATAAATTTTATTTTAAATTTATATTTTTTCAATTTTTATTTTTTATTTTATATTTTATATTTTTTTAATTTTTATTTTTAATTTTATATTTTATATTTTTTATTTTTTAGTAGGGAGCTGTGCTCCCTATCGCTTTGCTCATCACCGACCGCAAGCGGAATTGCTTTTATTTTATCTTCTATATTTTCTACTTCTTCTACGATTAATATATCTTCGACTTTTTCTACAATTACATTTACTACATTTTCTCTTTCTACATGATTGACTACGTCCTTTTCTTCGACGATGAGTAATTCTTTGTTTATATCTTCTTTTTTTCCCACCATGTATATTTTCTTCTGGCATTCCTAGTTTTTCTTCCATTTCTTTTTCTTCTGGTGACATTTTTCTATCTAGTTGTGAATATGATGATGGAGGTGTACCAAATTGTTGTGTTGGAAATTGTGACATTTGTTGTGGTGTACTAAATTGTTGTGTTGGAAATTGAGATGTTTGTTGCATTGGAAAATTTGTATCATATAATTCTCCTACTCTAAGTCGTTTTGAACTTGGTTGTGAACTAAATTCTGATTCTGAGTCTGAGTCTGACATTGATCTCTTATTTTGTTGTGAACTCCCAAATTCTTGTGATTGACTATTGACTCTTTCAGCAAGTTGTTGTTGTGAGGAACGCATTGAATTTAAAATATTTTCGATATTTTCGTCAGCACTATTTTGTAATTTAGTTATATCATGTATAGCTTGACTTAAAGATGGAGGAGGAGTATCACCAAAATTAATTTTAATGTTCCGATAATCCCTCATAAAAAATGTACTACCTATGAAACTTAATAATGGATCAATTAAATTATTTCTAATTTTTGTTTTTACAATCTCATTTAATTTTGAAAAAAAATTGAAGATTTCTTCTTTTGTAAATCCAGCTGTAATTAAAACATAATATCCTGATGCTGATGCAGCAGCGATTTGATTAGCATTCATTATAAAAGGACTAAGTAAATCAGTTATTTGAAAGAATTCCCGTAAATATGGAATGCTACTTAATTGACTTTTTATTTGAGGAGACAAATAAACAGAAAAAAGTCCAATTAATGTAATAAATCCAGCAGTTTTTTTACTCAAACTCATTATGTCAGTAATTTTAGTTGCTGCCCAATTATACAATTTTATCGAATTTTCAAGTCGTTCTTCTCTTCCTCTTGTTTTTTCAATTTCATTTCGCATAGCTTTGATTCCAGCATTTAATATTTTCATTCTTGTTTCTACTGAAAATTTATTAAGATCATAATCATAAAATGAATCGAGATGTTTATTTAAAGCACTAATTTGTTGCTCAAATGTAGCTAAAGTAGGTTGAACTAATTCATCATTAACCAATTCATTAACTTCATCTAAAGTTAATTGTTTTAAATTAGAATCTTCAGGAGTATTTGTTGTATGATTTACATCTTGGGTTAACTCATTTATTAGTTTTTCATCAAAAATGTTATTCATATTTATATATTATAATTATAAATTAAATTCTCTTTCTTTTTGCTAAATATCCAGATGATGAAGTTCCAACTTGTCCATAATTAGAATGAGGTTTATAAATAAATGTTCCTTTACTTTGCGTGTAACATAATGTATTATTACAATTATTATATTGTTTATTATATGGCAATAAAGTTGTATCAAACATAGTTTTAAAATATCCTGATCTATGTAACTGATTTTGAGGATAAATTGTAGTGTTATTCGAATAATTATTTCCTGAATTAAAATTCATTTTATTATATAATATAATTATTATATAATATAAAAACAATATAAAGAAATAAATTACATAACTTTTTTACCACAAGCACTACAACCTGGTTTAGCTCTATGAACTCGTTCAATCATTGGAGAACTTAATTTTAAATTTGATGATGATAGTTGATGTGATTTTTTATTTGTCATAACTTGATGAATTAATTGATTATTCAAATTGCTAAAATTCATTTTAAATCTATCCATGTTATATTTATTATATATTTTTTAAAATATTTTTTATAAAAGTACAACTAAATAATAATTCCAGATTCTGCTAAATTTTCTCTAGCACAAATATTTTTATTGTTTATCAATTCTATTAAATCAAGTGGGTCATTTTCTTGAAATTTATTTGTCTTAAAATATGGAATTATTGGATAAATAGAAATATTTATTTCTTCTGGAATCCCATTTCCAAAATCTATTAAATAAATATCATTAAATATTCCAATTATAATTCCCTTATACCACATTTTATTATATTTATTTTTTCTTACTAAAATAGTTTGATTTTCCTCGAAAATATATTTTATGTCATACATTGCATTATTAAATTCTGTTATATTATTCATATTCATATTCATATTTTCATCTTTTTCACAAAAACAATTATTCACTATTGCTAATCTAGAATCTTTTCCACCTGTCATTATTTGTTGATTATTGACTTGAATTTTTCCTTTTTTTAACAATCCTTTTCCTTTAATTCTATTCAAATATCTTTCATATGAATTATGTTTTATATCAACTCCTAAACCACCTGGAGACATTGCTCCTGGTCTATTACGAACTTTTGTCCCTCTTAAACTACTAGAACCATAAGTTGATCCTGAACCAGTTTTTACATTTTGTTGAGCCGGTCTTGCTCTATCACTCATTTGATTCCAATTTAAACCAGGAGGAATTAAATAATTTACGCCAGCTTGTTCAACAATTTGACTATTTTTTGCTGGACTTTGATAAACATTTAATCCTGCAATATTCATAGTGTACAATGATGAATTTACACGAACAACTTTTTGAATAACTTTTTGTCTTTGATTTATCATTGCTGGGTCATCTGATGCCACATTTTTAGAACATCCACGACAACTTTTATTGACATTTATTGTTGTTGAGTAATTATAATTTTTTTTATCATATATTCTAAGCATAATATATTATATTATTTTAAAAAAATTGAAATATTTTTATAATTCATTTTTTTAATTATCCATTTATATAATATGAGCAAAAAAACTCAAACTACTCACGACGATTCTGAATGTGAATTTGATTTATCTGATGAAGAGTTTGAAATAGAAATTAATCAATCAGATTCTAAAATAGTTTCTGGCATGAAGAGTGAAAGTAAACAACAAAAACAAGAACAAAAACAAGAACAAAAACAACAACAACAACAACAACAACAAAAACAACAAGAACAAGAACAAAAACAACAAGAAGCCAAACAAACGAAGAAAAATAAGAAAAAAACAATCATTCAAAAAATAAATATTGAAGAAGAAAGTGAACAAATATCTTTCATCAATCCTTGCTCAAATTGTGAAATTAATCGTGAATTGTTAAATCTCGTAAGAAATTTATCAGATGAATTGAATGATGTTAAAAATGAACTTAAAGAACTCAAAAAGATGATAAAAATAAAAACAACAGATAACATAAATCCTCCAATAAATAAAAAAAATGTAATAGAATGGTTAAATAATTATATTGTTCCAACAATAACATTTGATGAATTCATTGAAAATATAATTATTAATATGGGACACTTTGAGTTTTTACTCGAATACAAATTATCAGATACTATTCAAAAAATTATTCAAACAAATATTGTAAAAAATAATAATATTGTTTATCCACTTTATTCAAGTATTAAAAAATCTGGTAAAGTATATGTTTTCACTGAGGATGAAACATGGGAAGTAATCACAATTGAATATTTATCTAAATTTGTAAAACATATTGAAAATAAACTTTCTCGACATTGTATCGAATGGAAAAATTGTCATAGTGGAAAAAATAATTTTAATAGTGAATTACAAGAACGATGCCAAAATGCCATATTAAAATTATATAATATAAGTTATACTCAAGATGCTATGATGAATCGTGTAAGGTATGATTTATGTGTACAATTAAAAAATGTTTGTAAGTAGGAAGTAAAACCCACTATTTTTATAACCTGGGTTTTTCTTTTTTCGCTAATCAAACAAATCTATTTCAAAAATATATTTTTCTAAAAAATTATAAATAATACATAAACAATTAAACATACAATAAAAAAACTCTGACGGTTGGGATAATTTCATTAGTTCATTATTGAAAATAAAGTTTATATGACAATCATTATAACATTCAGCAGTCAATAATAATTGTTTCGTAAATTCTTGACAATTATTTTCAAAAACATGCCAATTAAAAAAATTTTTATTTCCCATTCTATTTCTCGTTTCTTCTAAAAAATATTCTAAACACATTTTTTTTTCTTTATTTAATTCCACTTCTTTAACTTCCATTCCTTGAGTTAATATAAAATTATCATTCATTGATATACAATTATTTTTTTCTAATAATATCCATTTTATTTTATCATTTTCCAACTTTACTTCTACTAAAATCATTGTATGATAATGATGATTATCTACTATTTGTTTTTGTAATTCATCATACTTAAATAATGTAACTACATTTGTTATAAATGTATATAATTTTGTAAAACTCTTACGAACTAAATATATTTTATTTATTTCACATTTTCCATATTTTTTTAATATTTTATTACACAATTTATTATAATCATAAAAAAATACCATATTATCTAAACTTATATCTAGCATTTTAATCAGAAAAAATACTATTACTAATATTACAAGTATCAACAAAAAAATTAGAAAAATAAAAAATATAAAATTTATCAATATAAATAATTTATATTTTTCTACAAATTTACTAACATTATCCATAATATTTAAATCTAATGTAAAAATAAAAGTATTTGAATTTTCCATCAATAAAATTAATAATAAAATAATTATACAGATTTATCTCATTTTTTAAATTAAAAATATTTTTTTATTCTTCATTTTTATTCATAATCTCTAAATGCTAACCCAACTGGAAATCTAGGAATTCCTTCACTTGATTTTTCCTGATACTTCACAGTTAACATTTTTCCATAATATTTTAATACATTTTCCATCATTCCTCTCTTACTTTCAAGTGTTCCTTGCATTGTCACACTAAATATTTTTTCTACATTCACGTTTGATTTACATTCAAATATCGGAGTTCCTGCGTGTGCCCCTGTTCCTTCATGATGTCCTACTACTTCAAACTCTTCATCCATAAATTTTTTATATTTTTGTAAATCCTTTGATCTCCCTTGTTGTTTATATGACCCATTTGGTGTCCTTATCATCACTCCTTCATATGGATTTATTAAATTTGTATAATGTGTGTGAAAATCTTCTATATCTCTCTTGCTATTTGCTGTATTCGTTTCCACTAATATTAGTTTTGAATATATTGTGTGTCCAAATGCCCCTTTTAGCACTTGATATCTTTCACTATATGGCATTTGATTTTTACTCAAATTTGAATCTCCGCTATAAAAACAATCATACACATGATAATTCAATTCTTCAATATTTTTTCGCTTCGATTTTGATGACCTAACCATACTTGTTATTCGTTCAAATGGCATTCCATGCGTGTATAATTCTCCATCTAAAATTAATTCTTCTTGGTCTGTAAATTGACTCATCAAATGCTGTAGTTCTGGCAATAAATGGCTAAATTCTTCGTAAATTGTATTTTGACGTGATTGGAATACAATTTGATTATTATTTTTATAAATTAAACATCTAACTCCATCTAATTTTGGTTGGATGAATACTGGAAATGAAACCGATTTTTCTTTTTCCATATCAAACTCATTTGCCAACATTGGCTTTAATAATCTTCCGGGTTTTTCCTTTGTTTTTAACCTGGGTTTTTCTTCTTCAACTATTTGTGTTTGTTTTTGTTGTTCAGTATACCCCTGCTTCACCTTTTTTTCCCAATCTCTCTCAGCTTCCAAAATTGCTTGTTGCTGTGGGGTAGTTTCATTCTTTTTGCCCTTATTTTTTCCTTCAGTTATGAGAGTATCATGTAGAACTTGCTTGCCACCTGTCATACCGTGTTCAGTGTGAATAATGAAAGTATTGTTGCCGTTATCGAGAACAGAAATAGACCACTGTTTAGAGCGAGTAGTTCCGATAGTGGTGTTGTATAAAGTAGGAAGTGAAAGAATAGTTTCAGACATTTATTTTATTTATTTTGGAAAATTGTTTTTATATTAGAAATTTATATATTTAACTTATTCTGATCTGTTGTAACTCTAAATGTAATACGTTGATTTTTATTTTTAAAATAACTTGAATTAAATTGTGAGGTTCAACATTTATATATGAATTCATTATATAATTTTTATAGAAAAAAATATTGAAATGTTCATTTATTTAATGTGTACTCACACGCTAATTTGTAAAGCAAACAAATTACAATAATTTCCAGGTACATACAATCTATTGGCAGTTCCAAATGAACACTTGATTGCCAATGTATACGTATTGGAGATTGTACTAGAATTAATAACCACACCAGAAGATTGTAAAGTCCATCGATTACCCGCGCTGTAAGTAAATCCACCTCCGTTAAAAATTCCTAAATTTTTAGTTTGACTGAATGAAGATGGACTAGTAGAATACCCAGCCATCATTTCTCCGACGGTAGTATTTCCACCGGTAACTTCTACACAAATATTGCCGGTAATAATCCATGTTCCAGGTGATAAAGTAATGGAACCATTTGAAGCTGTTGTATTACTTATCAGAAAAACATCAGATATTACTGTTCCCTCCGAGTATTTTCCTACAGCTACTAATTTGTCGTTCTTTGTACTACTGTATGCTACAGTTTGAACCGAATTGTCAGAAAATGTAATTGATCCCACATTAGTGATGGATCCACCGTTAGACATCGTGATAGATCCAGACAATACTAAATTTAAGTTATTGGCAAGTGTGAAATTTGTACTTGATTTTGTATAACCAGCATTAGTAGAATTCCACGCAGATAACTGAGTACTACTATCGGGAAATATTATTGATGAACCGGTTGTCAAATTTAGAGTTGTATTATTCGCAAATGTTAATGTTGAACCTGATTTTGTATAACCAGCATTAGTTGAATTCCAAGCTGTAGATTGAACTGAATTGTCCGTGAATGTTATAGTTCCTCTAACATTGACATTACAACCATCAGTTCCATCTTGTTTCGTAAATGTATGAGTTGATGATTGATATTTTTGTATGAATGTTGTTCCTCCTGTTGTTGTAAAAGTATTAGCATTACTACTGAATGTTATTCCATTTAAACTGTCAATGAATATTTGATTACTCCCAGCTGACAATTCAACTGTTGTTTGTGTAGAAGATATACTAGAAATTCTGACGCCAACTTTAGTAGTAGTATTACTGGAAGTAAGAGTAAGTTTGCTAGTATTATTATTGTTACTTGAATTTATCAGACAATCACCACTCGTAACTATCGGATTAAATCCAGTTGCTGCTCTCGGGGTGAAATTTATAGTATTTGTCGTAGTTGCATTTGTTTCACGACAAACTATACAAGGTGATGATGTTGCATTACTGCCATGATTGTAACTAAATATTGAATGTTTAAAATTATTTGCATTTTCTGAAAGTGCATCTGATAAAACGGTACCTTGAATTATTCTGTTAGTTGATGAAGTAGTTCCTGTTTGATTTATGTTATTATTTACATTTATTATGCTGTTAATTGATAGATCACTATTTGTTGTATTTTCAATTGACGTTACTTTTAAATTCCAATTGCCATTTTGGTCAATCGAATTAAAAGAACTATCAAAAACATTGTAACATGTTGGCGGTCTTCCTTTCAATGAAGAAATTAGTATTGAACTAGTTGATGAATTTTCACCCACAGCAACAAATATTCCTAATTCAGGAGACCAACAAATTTGTTGAAATTTAGTATTGGTAGTATCAGTTGGTCTTAAAGTCCAATTAATTCCATCAGGGCTTGTCATTACTACATTTGGAATTGAGTTAGATGTATAATTATAGGCAACACATGCAAATAAACCTAATTCTGCACTCCAACAAACACTGTACCAGTTTCGGTTAGAGATTGGATTAGTTATATTAGACCATGTTACACCATCTGAACTTATGATGATTTTGTGTAATGTATCATTCACACCAACAAATAATCCTAATTCAACAGACCAACAAATGCTCATTGAACCAACTGAATCTGATCTTAAAATCCAATTTTGACCATCATTACTTGTAATTACATAAATTTCACTGACGGCAACAAATAATCTTAATTCAGCAGACCAACAAATAGACCTCATAGAATCAATCGTGAAGGTAAATTGATATAATTGCCATACACTACCATCTACGCTTATCATACTATTGGAAGTATTACCAATAGCAACAAAAATACCTAATTCATCAGACCAACACACGCAACTCCAAATACCTGATGGAACTGAACTACTTTGTGTCCATGCGATACCATCACTGCTCTTCATTGCATTGTTAGTACAGACAACTACAAATCCATTTTTACTAGACCAACAAATGGAGTTACATACCGAATTTGGAGTATTTCTAGAAGTCCAATTAATTCCATTGTGACTCGTCATCACTCTTTGGGTAGTTCCATTCCGAGAAACAGCAGCAAACAAGGTTAATTCAGGAGACCAACAAACAGATATCCAATTGTTAACTGATGACGCTGTTTTTATAGTCCACTTTGAAACTGCTTTTACTCCACTTGAATAAGGATTGAGAGCAGGATATGCATCTTTTGCTAATCCGTAATAACCATTCACTTTATTCCAAGAAGGGTTGGAATTCAATTCTTGATAAGCTCTATTTCTCAATGTTGATATTCCTGAAATGTCAATATTTCCTGGTATTTTAGTTGTTTCAGTATCTCTTCCGATGACTATTGTATTGCTAACATCTATAGATGATCCATAACCAATTGCTGTCGAATATTGTACATCATCGGCATTCACATTCGATCCAGAACCTAATAAAGTATTTCCTAAACCGCCAATGTTTTGTGAAGAACCAGAACTATATCCAAAAAAAGAACAATAAGAACCATCATAATTTTTACACGAACTATTTCCAACGAATGTATTATAATTTCCAGTTATTAGATTTCCAATACTATTACCCATGGCTACATTTTCTGTATATTCTTTTGGAAGGATATCTGAATCTGAATTTGTAGTAAATGTTTCATATCCAAATATCAAGTTGGCATTTCCACTTTGGATTAAACGTCCGCTTTGACTTCCGATTATCATGTTAAAGTTACCTGTGTCATTATTAAATCCAGCATTACTTCCAATAAATATATTACCTTCACCTGTCGTGTTAGAATATCCAGAACTATCACCAATAAATGCATTATCATTTCCTGATTGATTTGAGAATCCACTATTAGCACCAATAAACAAATTTGAATTTCCAACTGTATTTGAATATCCACTATTGTAGCCAATAAATGTATTAAATTCTCCTTGGTTGGAGTCATCTACATTGTTATTTGAATATCCACTATCATAACCAATAAATGTATTGCATATTCCATGTTTATTTAATTTTCCGCTTCCATAACCAATGAATGTGTTGTGTTCTCCACTTAAATTTGAAGTTCCAGCATCAATTCCAACTACTAAATTGTTACCAATATTTCCACTACCATATCCAATTCTAATGTCACGAATGTAAGAATCTGAATTCACAACTCTCAATGTCCCAGAAATATCCACATTTGAATTAAAACTAGCATCTTCTTCTACTATTAATTTACCATTCATAGATGAATGACCAGTGACATTAAGATTTCCATTTACTGTGAAATTACCACTAGTATAAGGATCTCCTGCTGGTCCTGCTGGTCCTGTATCTCCTACATCTCCCTTTGGTCCTGTATCTCCTTGTGGTCCTGTATCTCCTACATCTCCCTTTGGTCCTGTATCTCCTTCATCTCCTTTTGGTCCTGTATCTCCTTCATCTCCTTTTGGTCCTGTATCTCCCTGTTCTCCTTTTACTCCTTGTGGTCCTGTATCTCCTAAATCTCCCTTTGGTCCTGTATCTCCCTGTTCTCCTTTTACTCCTTGTGGTCCTGTATCTCCTAAATCTCCCTTTGGTCCTGTATCGCCTTTTGATCCTTTTGGTCCATCTTGAGCAGTTGAAATAGAAGTTCCATCTTGAAAAATAATATTTCCGACATGAAGAAGTGAATTACCTGACATATCAATATGACTTAAATATATTTCTTTCGAATTATAAAGTCCAGTTGTATTAAAACTAGAACTTTTAGAATTGAGAATATCATGTCTCACAATATTTGAAATTGGAGAAAAATTTGTTCCACCATATTTGCGAAAAGTAGCCATACTTATTTTAATATTTTTTTATTTTTTATAAATTATAATTTATATTTTTTATTTATTTTGACGTCTTTCTAGATTTTTTATTATTTTTTTTATTTTTTCTTCTACGAGTACTTTTTTTACTATTCATAGTTTTAAATGGATTGATATATGTAGTATCATCACTCATAAAATCCATTGATAATCTTTTATCTAATGACATTCTCATAATAGATTGATTCAATAAATCTTCCAATTGGTCCTTAGTAAAATGAATTATTTTTGTATCTTTACCATCAATAGTTACTTTCAATGTTCCTTTATTTCCATCAGAATGTCCTTCCCATTCAAAATTTCCAGTAGGAGAAAAAAGTGTTCCTTTAGTGTATGATTCTTCATGGGTAATTGTAGTCATATATAATTTTACTATATTTTATATTTTATTTTATAGATTATAAAAGTATAAAGTATAAAAAATATAAAATAAAAAATAAAAAATAAAAAAATAAAAAATAAAAAATAAAAAAATAAAAAATAAAAAATAAAAAATAAAAAAATAAAAAATAAAAAATAAAAAATAAAAAATAAAAAATAAAGTATAAAATTTATTTTATTTAGATTGATTAAATTATATGGAAATGACAATTGAAGACATACCTGAAAATAATTTTTCTCAAACAAATAAAATAAATAAACAAAATAAAAAAAAACAAATTGATTATGATGGCATTTTAAAAAAAATGGGAATGAAAGAATCCAAAGGAAAATTATTTTGGGAAAAAAATTCTGAAACATCTAGTGAAAATTTTATTCCTTATGATCCAGGACAACGTCGAAAAAATATTAATACACAGCAACATAAATCTAGTAAAAATCCAACTTATCAGTCGCCAAATCCAGCTTATCAATCGCCAAATCCAGCTTATCAATCGCAAGCTTATCAAAATTCTTACATTCATAATAAATATTTTAAAAATGAATTTAAAGAACAAGAAGAAATGCAAAAACCTAGAAATTTAATTGAATATAGAAATATGCTCATTAGACGAATAATTGAACGCAAAAGAATTGAACAAATTAAATCACGACAAATGATTTTTAAATAAAAATATTAAATTAAAAAGAATTGAAAAATAAATTAAAGAGTTTAGTATACATATCATAATCAGAATAATATGAATACTCATTTAAAAATTATCAATCCACATGTTCGCGATTCTCTCATCAAATTTTACACATATGGCCATCGATATGAAATATTATGCGATCTAAAGTCACGTTATACTTCAGTTACAACTTGGATACATACACATTTTCCAAAATTTAATGCTGATGAAATTATTCAAAAAATGTTTTCTAGTAAAAACTGGGGACCACAACACAAATATTGGGGAATGAGTGCTGACGAAATTAAAGCTAGTTGGAAAAAATCTGGACAATCAAGTTGTGTAATGGGAACTAATTTACATGAAAAAATAGAATTATTTATGAATAATACATCATGTTCTTCTAATTATTGCTTAGGTGATTTAATAAAAAATTACGAAGAAGATTTATCTACTGAATGGCAATATTTCATAACATTTGCTAAAGATCATCATCATTTAAAACCATACAGAACAGAGTGGATGATTTTTGACGAAGAATTAAAAATTGCTGGTTCAATTGATATGGTATTTGAAAATGAAGATGGAACATTATCTATTTATGATTGGAAGAGATGTAAAGAAATTAATCAAGAAAATACTTGGAATAAATTTGCTACGAATGAAATTATTTCACATTTACCTGATACAAATTATTATCATTATTCATTACAATTGAATACATACAAGGCAATATTAGAGAGAAAATATGGAAAAATAGTAAAAGAATTATATTTAGTGAAACTTCATCCTGATGATCCAAATAATACATATGAATTAATTGAGGTTCAAAATTTATCAGAAGAAATAAATAATTTATTTCAACAAAAAATTCAGCAATTATAAATAATAAAATATAATATAAAAAGATTTATTATATTATAAATAATAATAATCAATTATGATTTATTTTTTATTTTTTATGGCAATATGTACTTTATATTTTAAAGAAGAAGTGAAAAAATATGCTTTTGAAGTTTCTAAATTTTTAGAATTTATTCATGAAAATAATCCATTATTATTAGATTTTTATGATAAAGAAGAAAAAGAAGTAAAAGAAGTAAAAGAAGTAGAAGAAGATAAAAAAGAAGAAAATGAAGAGAGGGTTATGGAACAATTAGTTGAATTATATGAAAATAAATATTTGGATAAATTTAAAAATTTTACAAATGAATATTCATTTGATGAAAAAGATTTTGAATATGAAAAAAATGAATTTGATAAATTATTAAAATATCATTGCTTATCAATAGAAATATTAAATTATAATATTCATTGTCATACATCAAATTTAAATACATTAGTTGATAATAAAGAAGACTTTGAAAAAGAATTGTCAGAAAAATATCTAGATGGAGAAATGGAAAAAATGGATGATGAAAATGATGATACTGATTTCGACGTTGAAGTTTACAATGATTATGAAAAATTATCTTATTTAAAGGAACAAATTGCCAATCAAAGATACAAATTAGAAAAAATGTCGAGTGAGTTGTCAATTTTAAAAGAAAAAACAGAAGAACAATTGAATGATGAATTAAAAGAAAAAGCACATACAAATATGATTGAAAATAAATTAAATCAATTCATGAATAATTACATTATTGAATATACACCAGTTGGAAATGTAATCATGAGATTTAATAATAATAAGAAATCATTTGAATATTATAGTAATCATTCAGTTCCTTATAGATATTTAGAATCGATTGGAAGAAAATATGTGTTAACATATAAATGTACAAATATTTTTATTGATATGAATGAAGAACTAGAAAAAGTGAAAAAACTCAATGAAATAAAAAATAATGAAGAAAAAAATGGTGGAGATAAAAAAAATAAATTAATGAAAAACCCACAAGTATTCAAGTCGCAATATATGTCAGTAAATAAAAAGATAGATATTCCTCCAAATAGAAGTAGTCAATCAATTATTAATCCGATTAATAATGTTGAAATAGCAGTAAAAGATTCAAATAGATATACATGGGAAGGAAGATTTGGCGATTTTAAAATTATTAAATCTGATAAAAAAACTGATAAAAATATTATTTCCTTCAAAGAATTTAAAAGAATACAACAAAAACGATAATTATTTTTATTTTAGTCTAATATAAATAAAATTCTAATATGAATAAAAGTTTAATGTAAATTAAAGTCTAATATAAATTAAATTTTATTATTTAATTTATATAATGGGTAAAAATACAAATACTTATAAATCAAAAAAAATAAAAAGTAAAACTATTAAATCTGGGTCATCAAAGATGACAGGTAAAAATAAAAATAAAAAATTATTAAAAAAAATGATGGGAACTACTTCAGAATTAGATGACATTGATTCATCAGTAGAAAATGCTAATTCATTGATAGAAAATTCATTATTAGAAGAAAATATTAAAATACTTACAGGAGGTGGAGATGATAATATAATTGAACCTAGCGAATTAGATAAGGCTTTATTTGGATATAAAGAAAAAATAGATACAACTGGACCGATAGATAAATTATACGATAATGCTAAAAATACGTTAGAATACATAACAAATTCATTTGGTAATTTTGTAAATATTGTAAAAGGGTTAATGGCTCGCAGGATGATATCTGTAATTGGAATGGAAGAAAAAAAACCTGAAGAAGTTGCTGAAATATTAAAAAATGATTCTGAGAAACTTAGAGAAATTAGTGAATTTTTAGAAACAGATAAAGGAAAAGAAATGTTGAATGAAATAGAAAACTTATCTAAAAAAGCAACTGATGTAGTAGGTGAATCAATAGAACAAATTCCTACAAAACTTGATGATTCAATGAATAAAATGGCACATGCTGGTTTAAAAATAACTAAAGGATTAGGAGGTGAAATACCAATAATAGGACAAATTATTGCAGCATCTGATGCTATTAAAGGAACACAAGATGCTTTTAATGCGACAACAAATGCTATAGAAAATGTAGCTAATTTAACTAGTGATACTGCTGAAAAATTAAAAACTCCTATTGATGGTATTAAAGAAAAAATGGAAGACATTTCTGATGAAGTTAAAAATGCACAAGAGTTACCAACAACACAACTCTCACAAACACATGAGTTACCAACAACACAACAACTCTCACAAACACAAGAGTTACCGATAACACCACAACTTTCACAAACACATGAGTTACCAACAACACAACAACTCTCACAAACACAAGAGTTACCAACAACACAACAACTTTTACAAACACAAGAGTTACCAACAACACAACAACTCTCACAAACACAAGAGTTGCCAAAAAATGATAATGAAAATATACAATATGGTGGCGGTTCAGATATGACTAAATTTCATAATTTACTTCAAAATGGAGGAAAAAAGTTAAAAAAAAGAATTAACAATACAAAACATGCTTTTAAAAATATAAGTAGAAATATTACAAAAAAAAATAAATAATTTATTATTATTTTTTCCCGTTTTTCTTTAACCAATCATTATATCCATTACTTCGAAGTATATTAAAAGATGTTCCTAAATGTGATTTAGCAATGCCATATGCTCTAACTTCAATAGGATTCAATTGATCTAAATAATCTGTAATATTAAATTGTATTTGATATTCTAAATCGTAAAAATTATTTGGTAATTCACATCCATTAACATATTCTCTGCTCATTATGTAATTATTATTTAATTAATTTTATTTAATTTTATTTTCAATTTTTATTTTAATAATTAAATTTATCAATTAAATTTTTACGTTGTTCATCAGTGATAGTAATATCTTTCTCAATTGTATTCTTTAGTTGATTAATTTGATTTTGTTTTTCTTCAAAAGTTATTTTATTATCATTCCAAATACTATTTATCATTGTACTATATGATGATTCTGGGTCCTTCATGATATTTTTATTTGTAGTTAAAGATTCTTTTTCTTTTTCTGGGTTATCTTTGATGACATTTGATTGAATATCATAAAAATACATAAAAGGTAATTCTGTAATCTTAGGTTCTTTAAAAATACGTGATTTTCCATAATCAGTTTTACCATAATCAGATTTTCCAAATATATTTATTCCTATTCCTCCTCTATGTTTACGTGTATTATTCTTTGTCGTTGTTTTATATTTTAATGTTTTTTTCATTATAATATATAATATTATTTTTATCTCATATAAACCATTTGTGGAGGATTATTTCCATAATATGTAACTACATATAATGGTTTATTTCTTTGAATTTTAATTTGAGAATTATTCAATGTATTAGTTAATTGATTTTCTATTTGATAGCCATTAGACAATAAGAAACTAGTTAGTTCATATATTTGTTCTTGTGTCATAAATTCACAACATTTATCTCCTCTTCCAATAATGACATATTTGCATTTATCATATGTATAACATGGTCCATTTTGTTGAAAAGGTGATAATTTATTGTATTCAATTCTTCTTATTAATTTGGCTAATGGTCCTTTAGGAATATTATCAACTAATAAAATATTTTTATAGCATTGATTAAATCTATCGTAATATGGAATACATGAAATTGTGAATGTATTCATTATAAAGTTGCGGACATTAAAATTAATAAAAAATCTTTAAATTGTTTTTATTTTAATTATTATTTTTATAATTTATTTTATAAAAATTGAAATTGTTTTATAAAAATCATTTATACTACATCATCTATTCAAATGTCAAATGACAATGAAGTACCTACATTTCGCTTCAACTTTTCTGAAGAATTTAATAAAGAATTAGGATACTTTTCTAAATTACACAAACATGAAGACAGAATAGATTTTAAAGAACATTGGAAAGAATGGATTGAAGATAATGAAGATTTGATAAATGAAGAAAGAAAAAGATTAACAAACTTAGGTTATGAAGGAAACATTGAAAATAAAATGTATACAAGTGTTAGATATTATTTTAGAAAAAAACAATCAAGACCTGAACAAAAAGAAAGAGAAAGAGAAAGAGAAAGAATTGTTGTAAGTAAAGAATTATTACAACAAATAGAACAACATATCAAAAGTAATAATTTTAATGAAAATTACACACCTCAAATAGCATACGAAGATTTTTGTAATCAATATCCAGAATTAATTGATACTGCTATCGAAGCAGAAGAATTAAATATACATGATGATAAATTTTTACAAAATAAAATTAAAAAAACTTATAAAAATAAATTTTATGTCATAATCAGAAAAAAAAACAATAAATCTAAAACTCAAATAATTCAAGAATCAATTGAGGAATAAATTTATTATTAATTTATTTATTTTTTTATATATGAACAAATATAGTTGTATTTTTTATAATTTTAAAGAGGATTCACTTGAAAATAATAAAAATAATGAAAATAATAAAAAAAATAAAAAAAAATATAATTATAAATTTGTATTGAAAGATTTTTTTATAGAAAATGAATTATTTATATCAAATTTAATTTCTCAAATGATTAATCATAAAAAATATTTTTATATTCCATCAAAAATAGAAAAAATAAATTTAATAAATGTTAATAATGAAAATATTGATAATTTTGAAACAGAATATGATATTAATTTAAAATATAGAAAAAAAATTAAATCTGACAATATTTTATTAAAATATGATAATATTCCAATTTTAAACTTTAAAAATT